CGTGTGGAAGAAGTGGTTCTTACCCGATGACGGCACACATCAAAAAGGCAGAGCAACTTGGTTTCCTCAAAATTGGAGGACACGGAAGAAAAAGAACTTACTTTCTAAACACTTCCGTTCAGGGCATCAAGTCAGCAGTCAAGTCAGCAAGTCAGCAACAAGTCAGCAAGTCCAAGTCAGCAGACAAAGGGCACAAGTCAGCAGAGACAACGCACTCAAGTCAGCACCAGTCGCCTACTAATACATCATCTAATACATCAAAGGAAGAGAGTAAGAAGAAGAACCCACTCAAAGAGATGGTCCAAAACAAGAAGGGTGTCCTTCCCCCTGATTGGATGCCTACTCAACAAGACAGCAACAACTACCCTGCCCTACTCCTTGAGGCAGAGAGACGCTACAACTTCTTGGTTTCCCTTGGACTGAAACCAGATGTTCCCTTTGAGGACAAACAAGTAAAGCGGCTTCTTGTTGATTGGTCTTCTAACCAAGACCCTGTTTGGGAGTTGTGTGTCCTTTTGATGGGAAACAGAACAAGGATTTCTCAACTCAAAGGTCTTGCTGATTGGAAACTCCAAAAAGCGGGGGAAGAAATGAAGTACGGAGAACTGGGAGCAAGGGAAGAAGAGTGGGGTTTTCAGTTAGTAGAACGCCTCTTCACCAAGGAGCGATACAAGGTAGATCGCCCTGACTTTCCAAGTCTAATGAAGTTCCGTGCTTGGTGTTTGGTGAGTGCGTGATGCTTCCACCAGACCCCCGCATATCGTCTCTGTCGCCAACGGAGAAGGCACAACTACTAACCCTGCTACACAGAGACCCCCAAGAAGCAGAGGCGTTTGTAGAGCGTCTCACAGGGCAACTCACTCCACACAGCGACAGGGGCGAGTTGTAATGAAGTACCACGTTCTCTTCTGCTCTGTTTGTGAATACAAAGTTGAGTTGTCTGTAAAAGGAGAGGCGTACTGCTGTGGAGAACAGATGGTAAAAACAGGAGAGATGGAAAGTGTCTAAAATGAAACTAAACGAGTGGTGTGGAGTGCCTTACTGCTACGCAAAGGCAATTACCAAGGGTTTGTGTGCTACTCACTACAAAGACCACAAGGCAATTGGACTACACCAAGACGTTGTAGCAAACACAGAGATTACAAGAGACTTTCTCAAACCAAGAACCTTTGCGAGATCAACACTCGTCCAAAAGCACCGCCAGTTCGCACGCACCCTACCCATCCCCAAGCACGAGCAACTCGCACTAACAAAAGCACTAAACGCTACTGCCCTACGGCAGGGGGTAGTCAAATGACTTGGACGCACGAAGACAGCAACGAACTCTACAGAAGTAGTAAATGGAAAAGGTTTAGACGCTCCTACATCAACAAACACAAACCAGACGAATGTGCCGCTTGTAGCAAACCCCTATCTGATGGGTTTGACCTAACCCTGGACCACAACCCTGCCCTAACAAAGACAGGGGGCACTAATGCCTTTGATGAAGCAAGCATCGTGGTGTTGTGTAGAAGTTGTAATAGTAGAAAGAACAACAGATTGGTGTTGAGAACCAACTACTCAAACACAAAGTTGGTTTCGTTGTGATGTTTCTAAACTTTGTTGGTTTTTTAGATGTTGGTTCTTCTCTGTCTCGCCCCCTCCCTTCTTTTCTTCCAAAACAAACAAATATTCCGATAAACGGACACATTAGGAGAAATAAATGAAAACACTAAAAGAAACGACCCAAGAGTGGGTGGAAACACAAGGGGAGTGGTTGGGAAATCCACTTCACGCCCCTGCTTTGTCCCAGTTGCTTTTGCTCGCAGAAGGAATTGACGCTGACCCAACAAAAGCGTCTCTCCACTCGCAATACGGACTTACTTACAGGTCTCTTTTACAGGAGCGACCAAAGGAAGAGCAAGGTTTAGACGACCTTGACCTCCTACTACGCAACAGCGTAGGAGAGGGTGTGCCTATGAGTTGAGAGCACTAACTTCATTCGCAGGAAGCAAGAGACGGCTACTCAAACATTATCTTGGTTTCTTTCCCACAGACAAACACTTCCTTGACCTCTTTGCGGGTAGTGGGATCGTAGCGGCAAACACAGAAGCACCCAGCAAACACCTAAACGAAATTCGTAGCGACTGGTTGGCGGTCCTACAAACCCTCACAGACGACACAGACAACTTTGTTGATGCCTACACCGACTTGACTTCTTGGGTAAAAGGTAAAGACGAGTACTTCCTTTTGTTAGACAAACTGCCCTCGCTTACAGGTTTGGAATATTCAGCAGGACTTCTCATCGCTCAAAAGTGTTGTTTTGGCGGCATTCCTTCCTACGGGAAACACGGACACTTTCGCCAAGGGTTCGCCCAGCGTCCTAAAAACTTGGATAACACGCAACTCATCTACGACTACGCAGAAGGACTAAAAGGAGCAACCTTCTCTGCTCGTAGTTGGGAAGAGGTGCCTTTCAGGGGTTTTGTTTTCGCAGATCCTCCCTATCGCACTTTCTACAAAGATCCTGTGTCTTACCACACAGAGATAAACCACGAAGACCTCGCAGAGGCACTCAAAGCACACGGGAGTTTCGCTTACTGCGGTACTGACTTGGGTGATGGTTGGTTAGACGAGCACTTTGCGGGGTACAACAGGTTAGAAGTGCCTATCAAGCACACAGCAAAGCGAGCAGGAGCAGACGCAGTAAAAGAGGTGCTCGTTTATGCCTAACGAAGCGTGGATGCCGACATTTTGGACGCAAGAGGAAGAGGGTTATTCCTTTGAGGAAGGGGACAAAGCAATCGCCCTTGCGGAGTTTGCTTTCGCCAACTCTGTTGTGCCGATGAAACTCGATCAGTTCCAACGCTGGATACTCCGTCAGGCACTACAAACAGACAAAGACGGCAACTTCCGTTTCCGCACCTACATCGTGTCGATGGGTAGGCAGAACGGCAAAACAACCATCGCTTCTGCCCTTCTTCTCTACTTTATGCTCGCTCACTCACCACAGCCAAACGTGTTCGCCATCGCTTCTACCTTGGAACAAAGCAACATCGTGTATTCACGTTTCTCTAACCTTGTGAATAGCAACGCTTCACTCAAAAAGAAGTTCAGGGCAACCACAGAAACACGGGGCATCAAAACAAAGGCAGGAGGACAACTAAAAGTAAGCACAAGCAAGGCGGCATCACTACAGGGACACTCTCTAACTGCCTGTGTCCTTGACGAACTACACATTCTAAAACCAGAAACCTTTGATGCTGTCGTCATCGGGGCAGGGCAACAAAAGAACTCTCTTATCTTTGGAATTACTACTGCTGGTAGTGAAGAGAGCGAACTTCTCAAACGCCTTTACGAACAAGGGCGACAGGGAAGTAGTGGAATGGGCATAGCCATCTGGGAAGCCCCCGAAAACGCCTCTGTAAGCGATCCTAACGCACTTTCATCTGCGAACCCTGCCCTCGCAGAGGGGAGAATGAGTTTAGAGCAAACACTCCAAGAAGTCGCCCTACTACCAGAGAGCGACGCAGTTAGATACAAACTAAACCGCTTCATCACAGCGGAGAACCCTTACCTTCCTTTCGGCAAGTGGAAGCAACTGGGGGAGTGCTCTTACCCACCAGAACCAATGAAGATCGTTGCCGACATTTCCCCAGGGTGGGGTGCCTTCACAATTTCGGGGGCGTGGAGAAAAGAAGACGCAGTAGAGACAGCAGTAATAGCAAGTGTAATAAAACCTTCTTACGAGCAAGCACTCTCTTTACTTCTAAAAGTGTTAGAGCAAGTCCCCTACACAGAAGTAGGGATCTCAACTTACTGGGGCAAAGCACTCTTGGACGCTCTCAACGAGAAGGGTGTAAGAACAAAAGCATTAGTTAGAAGAGACGAGTTTGTCGCACCACCACTCTTCTACGAGGCAGTAATGACGGACAAGATCAAACACCAACACCTTGACTTACTTGACTACCAAATGGCGAGGGTTGGAAGAAAAGAACAAGGCGACGAATACAAACTCATTCGTCCAAGTGCCGCTGTGGAAATAGATGTAGCAATGGCGACCATCTTTGCGGTTTATTTACAACTCACGGAACAAGCACACGCAACACAAGTTTTTTGAGGAACCTGTTATTTCCGTGAGATAATAACGATTAGGTAAAGAACAATGGGCATATTCACACGCAACCAAAAGACAACAGAACCAGCAACATCCCCAGGTGGAGGCACAGGAGCAGGTGTCTTACCACCACACAGGGATCAACTTATCCTTTCACAAGAGACAGCACTTTCTATCGGTGCGGTCTATCGCTGTGTAAGCATCATTTCTAACACGCTCTCACAACTTCCAATGTTGGTGAAGCGTGGCGACGAGGAACTATCTGTGCCTCTCGCAAAGCGACCAGACATAAACCAAAACACCAACGACTTCTGGGGAAGCACAGCAACTTCACTCGCACTCACAGGCAACGCCTACTGGTGGGTGTCTCGCAACCAAGACGGCGAAGTCAAAAACTTGGAGGTTCTCAATCCCCGCAACGTAATCGTCAATAGAGAGGACAGAGTTGGAGCACCTATCACTTACGACTACAACGGCAAGCGAGTAAATAAAAAGAATATGAAGCACATCAAGTTGATGATGCTTCCAGGCGGGGTAAAGGGAGTTGGACCACTCCAAGCAGGAGCAAACGACATAGAGAACGCAAAGCGACTACTTCTCTACTCAAACTCTTTCTTGGAAAACGGAGGCATCCCCACAGGTGTTCTTTCCAGCGACCAATACCTAAACCAGGAGCAGGCCGATGCGTACAGAACAGCGTGGAATGAGGCACAGGAGACACGAGGACTTGCTGTGTTGGGTGCGGGTCTTTCTTACTCACCCATCTCCTTGACCCCAGAGGACTTGATGCTCTTGGAAAACCAGAAGTTCTCAACACTACAAATCGCTCGTTTGTT